GCCGTCCATGCGGCTGAACTCGCGGGCGATCCCTTCGAGGATCAGGGCGCGGCGGATGACTTCGAGGTGGTTCAGCATGTCCGTCTCCATCAGGTGCCGCGTGGTGCGGCGATGGAGAGAACTATACGCCACCGTTTCAGCACGTCAACTGTTTTGTTTCACTTGACGCAGATTATTTTCGGGGCGATCATCCGCACCATGAGCACACCCACGATTCAACACATGGCCCTCGCCGTCCTCGAAGCCTACGGCTGGACGCAGGTTGAACTGGCAGAGCGCGTCGGTCTCACGCAGGCGTCGGTTAACCGGCTGCTGCGAGGGCTGGCACGCACCACCAGCTATGAACCAGGGGCGCGCATTGCCGCCCTGTACGCAGCTCGCCCAGCCAAGCCGATCCCGCGCGTCGAGCGCAGGGGTAGGCCGCGCAAAGAGAGGGCCGCATGAATGAGCTGGCTCTATTCGCAGGCGCTGGTGGCGGCATTCTCGGCGGCCACTTGCTCGGATGGCGAACCGTCTGCGCCGTCGAACTCGACCCCTACGCCGCAAGCGTACTTGTCGCCCGACAGAATGACGGCTTTCTCCCGCCTTTCCCGATTTGGGATGACGTTCGGACCTTTGACGGACGACCGTGGCGAGGACGTGTTGACGTGGTTTCTGGCGGCTTTCCCTGTCAGGACATCAGCGTCGCAGGAAAGGGCGCTGGCATTGACGGAGAACGCTCCGGCCTCTGGTCCGAGTTCGCTCGCATCATTGGCGAGGTTCGACCGCGCCACGTCTTTGTGGAGAACTCCCCAGCTCTCGTTACTCGCGGACTCGGACGAGTCCTCGGTGACCTGCCCGCGCTCGGGTATGACGCGCGATGGACTGTGCTGGGCGCTGCCGATGTCGGCGCGCCGCATCGGCGAGACCGGCTGTGGCTCGTCGCTACCGACGCCCAGCGGGACCAGCAATTACGGCCAGAACCACGTTATGGGCAGGCTGGACGAGTGGGGCGGCAGTTCCAACCCGCTGCGTGGCACCGAGATTGGGAAGGTGCGTTGCGCGAGTTTCGAGGAATGGATGATGGGTTGGCCTACGGGGTGGAGCGCCTTGACGCCATCCGCAACGGCCAGGTCCCGCAATGCGCAGCCGCAGCATGGAGGCTGCTGGCATGACTGACAACGCACAGCGTGTCTTGGCGGCCCTCCAGCGCACCACCAGCGCACGCCGCGTTGACCTGATGCACATCTGCCACATGACCCGTGGCGAGGTGCTGGAGGCCTGCGAGGAGCTGATGCGGGCGCGGCTGGTGCGATCCATCAATGGCGGGGCGAGATACGCCACGCGGGAGAGGGCGCAGGCGTGACCGAAGTCGCCGACCTGTTCGCGGCCGTCAAGGCCGACATGCTCGCGCACTCCGAGGAGTGGTGCCGATCGCTGTTCCCTGCCGGCCGCCGCGTCGGGCATGAGTGGTGCGTTGGCAGCTTGCGCGGCGAACCGGGGATGTCGCTCAAGATCAGCCTGCGCAAGGGCGTCTGGAAGGACTTTGCGACCGGCGACGGCGGCAACGACCTTATCAGCCTCTACGCAGCGCAGGGCGGATTGAGCCAGGGCGCAGCGCTTGAGCAGATCACCGGCCAGCCGTTGCACGTTCGCAGCAACGTCGTCATCCGCTCCACCCGACCACGCGCGCCGGCATCCGCCATCGTCCCGTCGATGGAGCACACCGAGTACGGCCTGCCGTCGCACTCTTGGGTCTACGCAGACACCGATGGCGTGGTGCTCGGTTACGTCGCCCGCTACGACATCCCCGGCAAGCGAAAGCAGTTCGTGCCGTGGACGTGGAGCGACGAGCGCGGCAGGTACGTTGCCAAAGGATTCGAATCTCCGCGCCCGCTGTACGGCCTGCACGATCTCGCAGCCAGACCCGAAGCCCGCGTGCTGGTGGTCGAGGGCGAGAAGGCCGCAGACGCCGCCAGAAGGCTCGCGCCGGACATGGTGGCAGTGACATGGCCGGGCGGCGCGCAAAGCGTGCTCACGGCCGACTGGGGTGCCATTGCGGGGCGATCCGTCGTGCTGTGGCCGGATGCCGACGAACCCGGCGCGGTTGCGATGGACAAGTTGGCCGGCGCGCTGGCCGAGATCAAGTGCTCCGTCTCGCGCATCAGCACCGAGGGCTATGCGGGCGGATGGGATGCGGCGGATTCAGGGTTTACGCCGGATGCGTTCCGCGAGTGGATGCAGGATCGAGCTGAAGACCTGACCGCAGCCACGAAGGCAGAGGAGCAGTTCGCGCCGCTGTGGTTCGACCTGCCTGACGATGCCGACATCCCGCAGCGCGAATTCCTTGGCGGGAACAAGTCCTATCCCGTGGGCGTCGCTACCGCCATCGTGGCTGTGGGTGGCGCTGCGAAGTCCAGCCTGACCATTGTAGAACTGCTGGAACTGGCCACCGGACGCCCGCTCCTGCACAGCGCCGGCAGCGCAGACCGCTATCGGGTCTGGATGCTGAACCTGGAGGACTCGCAGGACGAACTGCGCCGTCGCTTCACCGCAGCGTGCCGCCACTACGGCATCACGGCCGACGAGATTCGCGGCTGGATGGCCATCAACAGCGGCCTCGACTTCCCCGAGCCGTTCATCACCGCCGAGACCACGCGCGACGGCACCGTCGTTCACGCGCCGGTATTCGAGGCGCTGGAGCGGCACATCCGCGCGCACAACATCCGCGTCCTGACCATCGACCCGTTCGTGTCATCCCACCGGGTGACCGAGAACGACAACATGGCCATCGACGCCATCGCCAAGCGCTGGGCCAAGCTCGCCCACGACTGCCAGATCGTTGTCGTCCTCGTCCACCACAGCCGCAAGACCAACGGCAACGAGGTCAGCGCAGAGGACGCGCGCGGCGGCGTCGCCCTGATCGGTGCCGTCCGGCTGGTGCGCGTGCTCAACCGCATGAGCAAGACCAAGCCCGCGCCCGGCATCGAGCCGGACGAGGCGTGGCGCTACTTCAAGAGCGTGGACGGCAAGGCAAACCTCGCGCCGCCCGACGAGCGCGGCACGTGGTATCGCCTCGAATCCGTCTCCCTCATGAACGGCCCCGGCCGAACCATCGGCGACTCGATGGGCGTCGTCACGCCGTGGCAGTGGCCCGATCCCTTCGAGGATGTCAGCACCGGCGACCTCAATCAGGTCATCAGCCGCATGGGCATCGGTCGCTGGAAGCTGAACCAGCAATCGCCGGAGTGGGCTGGTCAGGTCGTGGCGCAGGTGCTCGACATCGACATCACCGACAAGGACGGCAAGGCCCAGGTCCGCAAGGTGCTGGAGACATGGATCAAGAAGGGTGCCCTTCGCGTCGTGATCGAGCCGGACGAGCGTCGCAAGAAGAAGGAATACGTCGTTCCCGGCATTCCGCTCCACTCGGAGTTTGGTGCCGATGATGAATAGGCACGAGTGGCGCAAAAGGTGGAGCACGAGTGGAGCAATGCGCCACCTGAGTGGAGCAAATGGGCTTCTGCTCCACTGCTCCACTGCTCCACTCCCTATCTATAGGAGTGGAGCGGTGGAGCAGGTGGAGCGCGAACACGAGTGCAGCGGAGCAGATGACTGAGAACAGGCCAACCGACGTGATCCGGTCCTGCGATACGTGCAGGTTCTGGAGGTTTCTCCGCCCAAAGCTGGGCGAGTGCAGGCGATACGCGCCAGACATCAATCCACGCAGCACACCGGACATCGGAAGCAATGCCACGTGGGTAAGGACAGAAGGCCGCGAGTGGTGCGGCGAGTGGAAACCCGAGGGCCGACACCAATGACCCGATGGACTTCAGTGGATCAGCCCGTTACCAGCGCCGAACGCAGGCGTGGCGAGTACGCGCCGCTCAGGCCGCGCAAGCCCGACCGCATCGACATCGCAGTCATCGTCACGCTCTGCACGCCCGTCGTGCTGATCGCGGCGATCCTGGCGTTCCTGTCCGGCTGCGTCACGACCAAGCTGCAGACCGAGCGCGTGACGATGACGCGCACCAGCGTTTTGAGCGATGTCGAGGTCGAAGCCACGATGGCAGCAGATGGCAGCATCTCGGTGCGCGAGCGGCAGGCGCAGGACGCGGCGGGGCGGCTGATCGACCGCATCCCGGTGGTGACGCCGTGATCAGGCCGGCTCGACCCTCGGCCTGCCAGCAGCACGCGGAGGCTCGCCAATGGCCCTCAAAGCGCGTCGCACGCTGCTCACGGCCACGCCTGCACGTCGGGCTGCCTCGTGCAGGGAAAGCCCCCGCAGGCGCACTAGGCGCACTGCAGAGGCCACAGCGGAGGATTGGCGTCCGCTCATGCGTGGACCACCTTGATGGAGGGGCAGGGCGTCACGACGCCGCTGCGCCACGCGACGAGCACGGTGGTGTCGTCAAGCACTTCGCGCACTTGGCCGTCGTCGAAGTCGTCGGGGTTGTCGCTGGTGGACTCGATGCGGTCGCCGGCCTCAATCGGCTTGCCTTCTGCGCTCATGGCGCACGGCTCGACGGACCAGTCGCGCGCGTTGTCCAGTTCCGCGCCGGCCTCGTGCGCCATCTGCGCGAGTGCAGCGTCCGCGCTATCCGCAGTCCACACGCCGAAGTCTGCGCCGCTGATGTTGTTCGTGATGCGGTAGGTGCTCATGTCTCGTTCCTCGTTGCCGGGCGACACCGCGCCGCCCATGACCAGAACAATACGCGCAACATGCGCGTAATACAAGGGGTGTTTGCAAAATGAATCGCGCACTCTCGCAGGATTTCTTTCACATCAATCGACAGTTCCGCCTGTGGGACATGCTCGCCAAGGTCAGCCCGCGCGTCCTCCCGCTCCCGCCGACGACATCGCCTGAACGCCGCATGGAACTGACCCGCCACTGGATCGAGGTGCTTGGCATCGCCGACCACCGCGCGCAGCCGTCGCACTCGCAGACCTGGGCGCAGGCGTTCGAGGCGGTTTACGGGGAGGCGCTGTAATGGGCCGCCTGCCCGACGGAAGCCACCGCTGCCCGCGATGCAAGGGCACGTTCTCAGAGGCCGACATGACCGCCCGCACGCGCTACTGCAGGCCGTGCTGGGCAGCCATCCGCAGGGACAGCTACGCGAGGACGCGCGGCGGTCTCAAGCGACCGCACGAGTACGGCATCCCGGCCGACTTTGTTGAGCGCGCAGGCAAGGTCGCAGACGTGACGCTGGCGGGCCTGTACGGCGTCAGCTACGTCACGATCCGGCGCTGGCGGCACAAGTTGGGCATCGCCCCCAAACGCCGCACGCGCGAGGAGCTGCAGGCGTGGGGCAGGCAGGGCATGGCCAAGCTGCGCGCGACGATGCCTGAGCGTTGCAGCGGGCAGGAACGAGCACGCCGCGCAGTGGCAGTGCGCGAGGCCAGGAGAGCCAACCTCGACGCCGCGCTCGACAGCAGCGGTCGGATCATCCCGACGAGCAACGGCTCGGTGCTGGCCGAGGCCGGCATCTCCCGCGACCTGATGCGGATGGCGATGCAGGCGATGGCGAGGAGTGGCGTGGACGACGAGGTGGCCGCATGACTTACGACCTGTTCGCCATCGACCCCGGCACGACCGAGTCGGCATGGGTGAAGTTCCAACACGGCCAGCCTGTCGCCTACGGCAAGGATGCGAACCCAACCGTATTGCGCAAAGTCGGCGCGTACATCGGCCCCGGCGCGCAGGTCGTGTGCGAGCAGATCGAGTCCTACGGCATGGCAGTCGGGCGCGAGGTATTTGAGACCGTGCGATGGGCTGGGCGCTTCGAGCAGGCGTTCCTCGGTCTCAACGGCTCGCCCGATCACGCCTGCTGGCACTACCTGCCACGCCGCGCCGTGAAGCTGGAAATCTGCGGCCAGCCGCGCGCGAAGGACGCCAACATTCGGCAGGAACTCATCGACCTGCACGGCGGCAAGGAGCTGGCCATTGGCCGCAAGGCCGCTCCCGGCCCGCTGTACGGCATGTCCGGCGACGTGTGGGCAGCACTGGCCGTCGGCATCACGTGGATGCGTCTGCAGGACGCAAGGAGGGCAGCATGACCCACGAACTCCGCAACACACACGAGGCGAGGGATGACCTGCCTACGTCGCGCGACCAGTTCCTGCACCCTCGCGCCGTGGCCGACCTGATTGACCACGCGCTGCCAGACCTGCGCCGCGCCCGCGACCTCGTGCAGTACGTGCCGCACAACCAGCGACTGGCGCGGCTGATCGCCGAGGCCGAGGAAATCGTGATGCTGCTGCGGACGGAGCGGCACCGATGAGCGCGCTGGAACGCCTGGCCCTCCTCACACCTCACGGCTCCACCGGCATCGGCGGCCGAGGCGGCAAGGACCGCGTGACCGCGCAGGACGTGGCTGCAGCCGTGGCAATGGCGGGCCTTGAGACCGGCCCCGAGCTGCTGGTGCTTGTGCGCTACGCAGACCAACACGACCTGCTGCCGAGGCTGCGCACGCAGTGGTATCTGGAGTTGATTGACGCAGCTCGTGCCGGCGGCTGGCACATCGACCGAGGCGTGCCTCGCGTGCGCTGGCTGTCGGTGCTGACCCTGAGCGAGCACATGACGCCGCCGCTGTGCGGTCACTGCAACGGCACGGGCATCCACCACAATCAGCGGACGTGCGCGCAGTGCGAGGGCAGCGGTCGCGTGCAGATGCGCCGGTCACGCGACTACGCCGACGACCTCCAGGTCAGCGTGTCCGACTGGGAAAGCACATGGGTCCACCGGCACCGCGCTGCGATGGCGAGGCTGGATGTGTGGGAGTCGGATGCGGAGCGGGCGCTGGGGAGGGCGATGCGATAGTCCGATTGACATTGGAAGCGCCCTGATATTCAATGCCGCACAGATTGTGGGAATCCGTCCCCACTCGCCAAGCCCGCCCCGCGCGGGCTTTTTTGTGCCCGGAGGATCCCCGATGGGATACAGCAGCAAGCGCATGAAGCGCTACTTCAAGCAGCCCTCGACGTGGGGCGGCCTGCTCTCGATCCTGGCCGGCGCACTCGCAGCGTCCGGCGTGGTCACGCCCGAGCTTGCTGGCGGCGTCGTCAGCGTCATTGGCGCAATCGCCGTGGCGCGCGACGAGGACGGGCAGGCTGTCAACCGTCTAAACCAGCCGGACACCAGCGAAGGCTGATCTTTCTGGGCACACGACGTGCCCGCCTCACCGCGCCCACGACGGGACGCGGGCCGCTCGACCAAGCCCGCATCGCCGGGTGGAGGACGCAATCATCATGAGTGCGGCCCTCGATGATGGCTATTTGCCATTGCGTTTTGCCGCCCCCGACTGCGAAGGAGAGCCGGAGGTGGCGCGATTGACCAACCAGCAGCAGATCACGCACGAGCAGATCATCGGCGCGATTGGTCGGCTGGAGGGCCTTGTCGAGGCCGAGGCCGAAGCGCGCCGCGAGTTCCGCAACGACATCGGATCGCGTTTCCAGTCGCTCGACCAGCGCATCGGTAACCTCGGGCTGGAGGTCCAGCAGCTCCGCATGCAGACAGCCAACCAGGCGCGACCTGATGGCGTCATTCACGCCGTGCTTCTGCTGTTTGAACGCCAGCCGCTGCTTGCAGTCGTCATCGCCGGCACGCTTCTGGCCTTGGGGTCGGGTGGCGTGGTGGCGATATGGGAGGCGTTCCAGAAGTGATTCGCTACCTCCTCGCCCTGATCCTTTCCCTCTCCGCATTTGCCGCCCCCGTCACCGTCCGCGTGACGATGCCGAGCGCCTACAGCGACGGCACGACGCTGCCGGCCGCCAACAGGATCGGCGCGCAGCTCTACTGCGGCCCGACGACTGGGCGCTACGTGCAGGGCTGGGGCGCACTTGGCACTGACCCGACCGTGGACATCGTGGTGGACATCTCGTCGCGCTCGTTCTGCGCCGTGACCTCGTTCGCCACCGCCCCCGATGGCACCGGCTCGCGCGAATCCGGCTACTCGACGGAGTTCGTCATCAACCCGACCGTGCCGAACATCCCCGTTACCGTCCAGACCATTATCCAGTCGCCCGCGATCTGCACGACGGTCTGCATTGTGGATCGAAGGCGCTAGGTGGCTGCGTATACCGCCAGCGTTACGGGCAACTGGGCCGACACGGCCACGTGGGGCGGCTCCGGGCCTCCGGTGAATGGCGACAGTGCTGCGATAAACACCGGCATTACGGTCACCGTTGCTGCGGGCACGAACGCCGCCTGCGGTACCAGCGCGGACAACGTCACGACCTACGATGTCGACGTTGCGGGAACCGGCAAGCTGGTCATCGCAGACGGCGCGCGACTTGTCGTCAAGGGCAACCTGCGATTTGTGGGCGGGTCCGGCAACCGGCTGGAGATCAACGGCACGGGCGTGCTGGAGATCGACGCAACGCCGAGAACGACGCTCACGTCGGGCGGCGCGAAGGTCTATCGCATTCTCGGCGGCGACAGCGGTGAGTGGACGTGCTACATGCGCGGCACAGACCGCAGCAACCTCGCGAAAATCGTGGGCACCACTGGCGGGTACTGGTATCACACGCGCACGGCGGGCGGAACGCTCAAGGGCCTGATAGACATCGAGTACGGCCGATTCGAGCGCATGTGGAACGGCGTTACCGGAATCAGCGCCGAGAGCTGGGTGTGCAACCGGGCAACGTCTGGCGTTGCGTGCCACATCGAGTACCTGGAGATGGACTCGTGCGGCTTCATAACGATGAGCGCAGCGGGGACCGGCACGGCCGACATCTCTAGGGCCATCATCGAGAACTCAGTTTCCAACGACTATTACGGCTTCAAGTGGAACACGTTCGGAGCTTCGGCGTCCGCGACCATGACGAAGTGCGTGATGGACGTGAACCCGAACAGCGATTCCTACGCCAATCTGACGATGACGGAATGCGTGTTCACGAACAGCATCGGCGGGCTGACTGCCGGGGCGAACTCGAAGAACAACGTGCTAATTCGCAACCAGACGAGCGGGACAGGCCCCGGCCTGATTCAAAGCGGATCGGGACTTCCGAAGGATCAGCTGCATTGGGCGCGCAACGCGGCTGCAGCCAACCCGCATTTCGGCTTCTTCAGCGGCACGACGGGCACGCAGACGGCTGACGGCATCGTCATCGTGTACGCCGGAAACGACGGCGACGGCGATGTTTGGAACGACGGCGGCGGATCGGCAACGTACACGGTACGCAACTGCATCACGCTGAAAGGCGGGAACGGGCAATCTCCGGGCGTGTTCCTTGCGCCGCTGGTTGCGGCCGGGACATCGACAATCACGATTGAGCACTGCGGCATTCTGATCAACCAGTACGGCGTTCTGCACATGGGTGAAAACGTCGGGCTGCCTGGGCACACGGGCATGGTTGCGACGTTTGCAAACAATCATTGCTACCTTGGTGCTGACACCCCCGTTGGCTATGCAATCGTGCAGTCAACATCGGGCACCGTTGCTAACCGACTGACGGCATCCGGTGCTGATTACAACTGGATCGAGGCGGGCGCGGCATTCGACACGCCTGCTGAGTGCTACGACCCTGACAATCAGACCGTCCCGACGGCAGCAAACGACACGTACAACACGGCATCGGACTGCCTTGATCTTGATCGCGGGATGGCAGAGTGGGCGGGTTGGTGGGGCGCTCGAATTGGCGCATCCGGCAACGCCAACAGCGACGCAACTGACGCCAACGCGCTGAACCTGCTCATTTACGCATATCGCGACGGAATGTACGTCGGCAGCGACATGATTGAGCAGCTTTTGCGCTATTTGCGCCGAGCGTGGCTGCCGCGTGCGACAGCTATGCGGAATGCCGGAAGCATCAAGACGCCCAGCCCCTACGGAATGTGGGCCCCCGCACTGTCCGCCCTGTCCGCATCCGCAAGCGGCGCGAGCTGCACGACCAACGCGGCCGACGGCACGCTGTACTGGGTGCTGACCAGCAGCGCCACGGTGCCCGACTGGGACCGCATCATCGCCGGCCAGGATCACACAGGCGCATCGCTTCCGGCCGCACAGAAGGGCAGCGTCGCGGTCAGCACGACATCCCCGTCGTGGTCCTACTCGCCCGATCCCGGCACGTACTACCTGCACATCGTGCATTCAGCAGACGCCACGACCAACGGCGATGCTGGGCAGGAGGCGTACCTGCGCACGAGCGCAGAGACCAGCAGCGCAAGCTTTGCGGCAAGCGCGGGCGGCGGAGGCGGCACAAACAGAATCCTGACAACCGTTGCCGTCACAAGGCAATGGGGCGGAAGCAGAGGTAGGCGCGCAGCATGACGCTCACCAAGCCCTTCCGGCGCTATCGCCGGCACACCAATGCGATCTTGCGCGTCAATCACGACGCCACGACGTACATCGACGCCAACAGCGTCACGTTGACCACGGCGGATGCACAGAATGTAGATGATGGGTTGACCATCACCGGGGCGACACAGACTGCGTCTGGCTGGTCTGCGCTCGTCACCGCCACGCACGTCGGCGAGTATGCATTTGAACTGTGGTTGACGTACTCGGACGGCACCCGGCAGGTGCTGACTTACGTCATCGACGTTGTCAACCCGTAGGTTACGAATGAACAGGCCGGAACAGGGCACGCTCGCGGGCATGACGCCCGACGACGTGGAGGCGCTGGAGCTTCGCGAGCGCGATTTCGAGCGCAAGTTCGGGGACTACTGGGCGCAGAGCAACACGGCGTGGGGTGCGGAGCGCATCGAGCGCACCGTGATCGGCATCGTCAAGGAACTGATGGTCCTGGCTGACGCGCCGAAATGCGACGCGCAGCGCGTGGGCGCGCTCAAGTCCGCAGGCGACCTGCTGATGCGGATGCTCAACAAGCACAAGGCCGACCTCAAGGCCATCGAGATGACCGGCAACGTCGGGTTGAGTCACGAGGATGCCCTTGCCCAACTTGAGTTCGCAATTCGAGCTGCGGAAGAGGCTGATGGCCGACTTCCCGCTGTACGCGAGGACGGTCCTCAAAATACGCACTAAGTCGGGTGCCATCGAGCCGTTCGTGCTCAACCGCGCCCAGTTGTTCCTGCACAACATCGCCGAGCAGCAGAAGCGCGAGACAGGCCGCGTCAGGCTGGTGTGCGTGAAAGGCCGCCAGCAGGGAATCAGCACGTACTGGCAGGCGCGCACGTACCACGCCATCACGCACGCACGCGGGCGCGAGGCGTTCATCCTGACGCACGAGCAGGACGCGACAGACAACCTGTTTTCGATGACCGAGCGGTTCCACCGGCACGTCCACCCGTGGTTCAAGCCGCACACGAGCGCGGCAAACGCCAAGGCGCTGAAGTTCGACCAGCTCGACAGCGGCTACACGGTCGCCACGGCGGGCAGCAAGGGCGCTGGACGGTCCAAGACCATTCATCTGTTCCACGGCTCCGAGGTTGCCTACTGGCCGCACGCACAGACGCACATCGGCGGCGTGATGCAGGCGATTCCGGGCTACGACGACACCGAGGTCATGCTGGAAAGCACCGCCAACGGCCCCGGTGACGTGTTTCACGGCTTCTGGCAGGCCGCAATTGCCGGCCGCAGCGAGTATCGGGCGGTGTTCGTGCCCTGGTACTGGCAAGACGAGTACCAGCGCGACCCGAAAGACCTTGTGTTGAGCGAGGACGACCGGCTCTACATGGCGGCGAATGACCTGACGCTGCCGCAGATGGCGTGGAGGGCGCACAAGATTACTGAATTCAACGGCGATGGCGGTCAGTTCAAGCGCGAATATCCGGCAAACCCGGACGAGGCGTTTGAGGCGAGCGCGGAACAGTCGTTCATCACGCCGGAATGGGTCCAGATTGCCCGCAGGGCGCGCGCAGAGCCCTTCGGGCCGCGCCTGCTTGGGGTAGACCCTGCCCGCTTTGGAGACGACCTGACGGCCATCGTGGAGCGCCAAGGGCGGGTCGTGCATGCGGTCGAGACGGTGGCCAAGCGCGACACGATGGAGGTCGCCGGGATGGTGAAAAAGCGCCTCGACGCCGGAATCGACTTCGCGTTTATCGACGTGGTCGGGATCGGCGCAGGCGTGGTGGATCGGCTGCGGGAAATGGGCTACGGGACCAAGATCATCCCAGTCAACGCGGGCGAATCGGCGCTCGATGACGCCAAGTACCGCAACCTGCGTGCCGAGATGTACGGAAACCTGCGCGACTGGCTGCGCGAACAGCCGGCAGTGCTGCCAGACGACGATGCCGTGCAGGCCGACCTGTGCACGGTGCAATACAAGTTCACGAGCAATTCGCAATACCAGCTCGAATCCAAAGACGACCTCAAGAAGCGGCTCAGCCGCTCACCGGACAGGGGAGACGCCATCGTGCTGACGTTCGCCCGCCCGGTTTCAGTCGCGTCCGTTGACGTTTCCGCATTTGAGCGACAAGGCAGAACCTCATGGATGGCATGACCGCAGCGCCAGCCATGGGCGAGCAGGACGACGCGCGCGCCGAGGAACTGCGCAAGTTGCACTCCATTGCCATGAAGCGGTGGAAGCTGTGCGACGACTTCGAGCGCCCCGACCGACTGCTGGCTGCAGAGGACATGCGGTTTGCTGCCGGCGGCGAGGGCCAGTGGCCGCCCGAGGTGGTCGAGGAGCGCCGCAAGACCGGCCGCCCGATGCTGACCATCAACCGGCTGGCTGGCCCGATCAAGCAGGTCATCAACGACGCACGGCAGAACAAGCCCGGCATCAAGGTCATCCCGGCCGGCATGGAAGACGTTGAGGCCGAGAAGAAGGCCAAGAAGAAGGCCGAGATTTACGAGGGCATCGTTCGCCAGATCGAGTCCACGAGCCGCGCCCAGAACGTCTACATGCCGGCATACGAACTGGTCGTGCGTGGCGGCTTCCGTGGCTCGTGGCGCGTCACCACGCGCTATTGCGATGACGAGACGTTCGACCAGGAGATCGCCATCGAGCCGATCCTGTCGCCGTTTGCGGTCTATCGCGACCCGGACAGCAAGCAGGTCGATCACGCCGACGATCAGTTTTGCTTCGTGTGCGAAGACGTGTCGAAGGAGCGTTTCGAGGAGCTGTACCCGGACGAGTCGGAATCGTCGTGGGATACCAGCAACGAGCGCGTGCTGCTGGACGGATGGAAGACCATCGACACGATCCGGCTGGCCGAATACTGGTACTACGACGAGTCCGAGCAATCCACGATCTCGATCCTTGAGAGCGGCGAGATCGTTGAGGGCGGCGAGGTAGGGCAGCAGTACCAATATCCGCCCGACCACGAGCAGTTTCCGGGCGCGGTGGTGGCCATTGCGCAGACGCGCACGATCAAGCGCAAGCGCGTCATGCGCGCGCTGCTGAACGGCGCGAAGGTGCTGGAAGGCCCGCACGAGTTCCCCGGCAAGATGATCCCTATCGTGTCGGTCGAAGGGCCGAAGCAGTGGGTAGGCGATCAGGTGCGCCACTGGTCGCTGATCCGCGACGCAAAGGGGCCGCAGCAAAATTACAACTTCTGGCAGAGCGCCATCGCAGAGAAGATCGCGCTTGCACCCAAGCAGCCGTTCATCGCCACGCCCAAGCAGGTCGAAGGGCAGATGACGGCATGGGCAAACGCCAACCGCTCGACGGCGGGCGTGCTGCTCTACAACCCGGACCCGCAGGCACCGGGCGCACCGCAGCGCCAGCAGCCGGCGTCGCTGAATTCGGCCGAGATGTCGCAGGCCGCGCAGGCCATTGACGACATCAAGTCAACGACGGGCATTTTCGACCGTTCGCTGGGCAACCAGTCAAACGAGAAGTCAGGCCGCGCAATCCTGGCCGTGCAGGCGCAGGGCGACAACGCGACCTACGACTTCCCCGACCTGCTGGCATCGGCAATCGCCTACTGCGGGCGCGTGATCGTCGGGCTGATTCCCATCGTGATGCGCAACCGGCGCGTCATTCGCACACTGGCCGAGGACAACACGCCGCAGAGCTACGTGGTCAACGACGGCACGCCAGAGACGGACATCGTTGAAGGCAAGTACGAGGTGCAGGTCACCGTCGGCCCCAGCTACGCCACCAAGCGTATGGAGATGGCCGAGAAGACCATCGCGCTCGCGCAGGCCGTGCCGCAGATCGGTGCCGTAGGTGCCGACCTGATCGTGCGCGCGCAGGACATTCCGGGCAGCGACGAGTTGGCGGACAGGCTCAAGAAGACGCTCCCGCCCGGACTGGCAAAGAACGAGGAAGGGCAGGAGGAGCAGCCGGCCCCGCCGCCCCCGCCCGACCCGGAACTGCTCATCAAGATGCGGACGGCAAAGGCCGACATCGAGCTGAAGGAGTCGCAGCGCGAGAAGGTCGATGCCGAGCGCGAAGGCGTGCAACTGCAGAACCAGATGCTCGCAGCGCAACTCGCGCCGGACATGGCTGGCCTGATCCAGCAACTCGTCCGGCAGACAATCGCCGAGATGCTGCAGGGCGAGCAGGAAGCGCCGGAGCAGATGGAGCAGCCAGAACAACCGCCACCCGAACAGGGAGGCATGCAGATGTAGCAAGGCCCCTTCGGGGGCCTTCTTCGTTATGGGTATCGGCGACCTTCACCGAGCAAAATCCACTAGGGGAATCCTAGGCAATGGCAGATGAGGAACTGGGCACCGAGCAGCCCGAACAGCTCGCGAATGACGCCAGTGTTGAGCCGGAATCGTCACCCGGCGAAGTCGATGAGAGCAGCGAAACCAGTGCAGAGCCGGAAGGCTCACCGAAGAAGACTCCCTGGTTCCAGAAGCGCATCGATGAAGTAACCGCAGAGAAGTGGGACCTGAAGCGGCAGAACGAGCAACTGTTGGCGCTGCTACAGCAGGGCCAGCAGAGGCAGCCGGAGCCGACGCCCGCACCGACCGGAAAGCCCGAACTTGAGTCGTTCTCTTCTTTCGAGGAGTACACCGAGGCGCTGGCCGACTGGAAGGTCGAGCAGAAGTTCGCGGAGATCGAGCAACGCAGGAATGCCGAGACCGCCGCGCAAGCGGCAGCACGGCAGGAAGCGGAGTTCGCCCAACGCGTCCGGCAGGCAATCGCCGTTCAGCCCGAGATCGAACGCATCGTCAATGACCCGTCGCTGCCTGTATCGCAGGCGATGGCAGAGGTCATCCGTGCCGCCGAGAACGGGCCGCAGATGCTCGCCGCACTCGATGCCAACCGCGAACAGGCGGCACGCATCTACGCCATGTCCCCACAACTCGCGGCCTTCGAACTAGGCCGGCTCGCAGCAGGCATCCAGCCGCCGCAGCCACGACGTGTAACCGTGCCACCCAAGCCCATCAACACCCTGGGCGGTGGTGCATCCCCGACGCCGTTTGACCCATCGACCATCACGGATGGCGATGAGTACAAGCGATGGCGGGAAGCTGACATGAAGGCGAAACGCAATGCCCAATAGGCAACTTACCCCGCTGATGATCACCAACGAAGCACTCGCCGTGCTTCATGGCGAACTGTCGTTCCTCAAGAACGTCAACCGTCAGTACGACAACCGTTTCGCGCAGTCCGGCGCGAAGATCGGCCAGACCCTCAACATCCGCATGCCGCCGAAGTACAAGACCCGCACGGGTACGACCTTCAGCGGGCAAGACCACTACGAGCGCAGCACGCCGCTCGCGGTGACCTCGCAGATCGGCATCGACCTGTCGTTCACCTCGGTCGAGATGACGATGGAACTCGACGGGCTGCGTGCGTTCCTCAAGCCGGCGATGGCGCAACTGGCGGCGGATATCGAGTTCGACTGTCTCTCGAAGGCAAAGAACCTGATCTCCAACTACAACGGCACGACCACGACCAGCGGTCAGCTCACGTTCAAGCAGTTCGACGAGATGGGGGCCATCCTGACCCGCAACCTCGCCGGACGAACCGACCGTGTTGCGCTGCTGGCACCCGGCTCGCGGGTCGAGTTCAACGATGCGACGAAGGGCCTGTTCCAGGCCAGTCAGAACATCAGCGAACAATACCGCGAGGGCATGCTTGGCCGGACCAGCGGCTTCGACGTGTTTGAGAACACGTTCCTGCCGACGCACACGACCGGCACGCTTGCGGGCACGCCGCTGCTGACCGGCGCAACGCTGGGCCTGACGACCACGTCGAACGAGTGGACGTCCACGACCATCCTGCAGATCGACGGCGCAACCTCGGCCACCACGCTGCTCGCGGGTGACATCATCACCCTCGGCGCGGCCGGCGGCACGGGCGTCTACGATGTCCATCCGGAGACCAAGGACCGCACCAGCACGCTGAAGCGGTTCGTGGTGCAGTCGTCCGTCACTCTGACCACGTCGGCCAACGCCTACGCGGTCACCGTGCGGCCGGCGCTGATCCACGGTGCGGGCAACGCCTACCGCAACTGTTCGCTGAACGGCACCACCAGCACGGACAACGTGACGGTGACGCTGATCGGCAACACGGGGACGACCTACGGGCAAAACATCGCATTCCACAAGGATGCGTTCGTGTTTGCCACGGCCGACCTTGTGGACGTGTCGCAGTACGGCGCTTATGGTGCTCGGCAGTCGATGGACGGCATTTCGATGCGGATGGTCCAGCAGTACGATGTGGCCAGCGACACCGTACCGTGTCGGTTCGACGTGCTGTACGGCTTCGGCCCGCTCTACCAGGAGCTGGCCGTGCGCCACTGGTACACGTCGCCGTAAGCGATGGGCGAGCGGTCACCGCACGACGGGTGACCGCTCGCGTTTCTTCAACCTGCGGAGTGTGGGAATGCCGAAAGAGATTCGGAAGCTCGGAGCGCGACACGAACTGAAGCAAGTCAATGCCAAGGTCTTCGTCGCCACGCCTGCCTACGATGGCCATGTGCTCGCCGACTACGCGATGTCGCTGGCGGACTCGGTCGTGGCAGCCGCTCAGTGCGATATCGGCGTCATGGCAAGCGTCATGGGCAACGGTGCGTTCATCGAGATCGCCCGCAACGTGTTCGTGAAGCAGTTCCTCGAAACGGACTGCTCGCATCTGTTCTTCATCGACGCGGACCTGAAGTGGGAGGCCCGCGCGTTCATCGGCCTGGTCAACGCCAACCGCCCCGTTTCGGCGGGCGCGTACCGCCGCCGGCAGGAGCCGGAAGACTACCCGCTGCACTACCTCGAAGACCCGGAAGAACCCGGCCTGTCGATCATCGAGGGCGGCTGGGTGCCCTGTGATCGCGTCGCCACCGGCTTCCTGTGCATCCGCCGCGACGTGGTCGAGGCAATGGCGGCAGAAGCGCCGCGATGGAGGATTCGCGAGAACGGCGACATTCCTGCGCTGTTCTACACCAAGCTGACCGAGCAGACCTCGGAGACGGATTCCGACGCCAGGGGCTTCGTGGGCGAGGACTTCACGTGGTGCGACGACTACATGAACAAGTTCCGCACCCGCTTCAACAACCAGCCGATCATGGTCTGGCCGGACTTCGACTTCGTCCACAACGGCTTCAAAGGCAACTGGCTGAAGTTCATCAACAAGGAGGTCGCCGAGTACGAGGCGAAGCTGAAAGCTGAAGCCGAGGCGGAAGCTGCGGCCAGCGTCAGCGAGGTGGCGGCATGAACAACACATTCAGCCTCGTCGCGCCTACGGTGGACTTCGTGGAGGTGCCGTCGGAGGCAGTCGAACTGCTCATCGGCTGCGGCAACTCGCGCGAGAAGCGGCTCGACGCCAACCGCAGCAACATCTGGAAGAACGTCTACACGCTGGACATCGACCCGTCGTGCAACCCCGACGTGGTCTGGAACCTCGATGATCTCCCGCTGCCCTTCGAGGACGAGACGTTTGAGGAAATCCACGCCTACGAGGTGCTGGAGCACTGCGGAAAGCAGGGCGACTGGCGGTTCTTCTTCGCGCAGTTCGCGGAGTTCTGGCGCATCCTGAAACCCGGCGGCATGTTCTACGCCACGACGCCGTGCTGGGATGCGGTGTGGGCGTGGGGCGATCCTGGCCACACACGGGTCTTCACGCCGGGTACGCTGAACTTCCTGTCGCAGGATGCCTACAAGCGCGATGTCGGCAAGACGATGATGACCGACTATCGCGGCGTCTGGCCGCACGACTTCCAGATTGCCGGCGCGCAGGAGACGAACGGACAGTTCTGCTTCGTGCTGCGCAAGCCGGACCCGGCGACGGACGAAGCGCCTGCAGCGTGAGCCTCGACAGCCTGCGCTTGCTGTATCTGGACCAACCCAACGAGGTGTCCATCGAGACGCTGTCGCGCTGCAACGCGGCCTGCAGCTTCTGCCCCTATCCAACGCTGGAGCGGATAGGGACGCAGATGCCGGACGAGATGATTGACCGGCTGATTGACGAGATGAGCGGCTGGCAACTGCCGTTCGCGTTCACGCCGTTCAAGGTCAACGAGCCGCTGCTGGACAAGCGGCTGTTCGACATCCTGTCGAAGGTCAACGAGCGCGTACCGCTTGCGAAGATTCGCATCTTCACCAATGGCGCACCGCTGACGCTGCGGAAGGCCGAGGAACTGAACAGCATCGACAACCTTGAGTTGTGGGTGTCGGTCCACGAACCTGACGCGGGCACCTACAAGTCAGTGCTGGGCATTGACCAGCGGCACGTCGTGGCCAACCTCGACGCGCTGCACAAGACCGACTTTCGGCACCCGGTACACATCCTGCGGGTCGGCACTGATGGCGCGGAGGAGTTCAGGGACTGGGTCTGGGACCGCTGGCCGGAGTTCACGCCTGTCGTGGTCTGGAAGTCGTCATGGCTGGGCTACACCAGCCCGGATCGGCCGGAAATACCCGACGAGGCGTGCTCCCGCTGGTTCGAACTGTCGATCATGTCTACCGGCATCGTGTCGCTGTGCTGCATGGACGGCGAGGGCAAGTTCCCGATTGGGGACATCAACAAGCAGACGATGCTTGAGGTCTACAACTCTCCGGCGTGGCGCGAGCGCCGCGAGCTGATGTTGAGCCGGCGCAGCGTGCCGGTGTGCGAGTCGTGCAGCTACTGAGGGTGACCAGTGTCCAACACGTACAACGAGATCGTCAGTGCGGCAATGCGCCGTCTTGGCCTGACGCAGGCAGGCGAAGCGCCGACGGGCGACGAGTACGGCATCGGCATCGAGGCGCTGAATGACCTCGTCTCCGGCTGGCGCATTCGCGGGCTGGAGATGTCCTACACCTCGGTTGAGTCGAGCGCAGGCGGCGATGTCTCGCCGTTTGAGGATGAAGACCTCGATGCCGTCAAGGCGCTGCTGGCGATGCGGCTGGCCGAGGAGTACGGAAAGATGCCATCGCCGATGCTAGCTGCGGCGGCGTCAACGTACTGGAATGCGCTGTTCGGGAAATACGTGGTCGGCCCCGACATGGTGACGGACTCGGCGCTGTTGCCGCGCAACACGCCGGGATCGTCCTGGCCTCGCAACTACACGTGAAGATTCAGATCGCGCTGAACAGCGCGCGCGGGCGCTCGACCACGTTGACGGCCGAAAGGCTGATCAACCTGTTCGCTGAGAAGGCCCCGGAGGGCGCTGAAAGCCCTGCCGTCACCCACGGCTGCCCCGGTCTCGTGACGCACGCCACGGCCGGCACAGGGCCTTGCAGAGGCATGTGCATGGTCGGCAGCGACATGTACGTGGTCAACGGTGACAGCCTGTATCAGGTCACCTCGACCGGCGTGGTCGGCTCGGCGCTGGGCACCATTGCCGGCACCGAACTGGTTTCGATGGCAACGGATGGCGACATCCTTGTGATCGTGTCGAACCCGCTCGGCTACACCTACACGGTGAGCACGGCGACGTTCGCGCAGATCACCGACGTTGCCTACGGTGGCGCGCACTCGGTGATCTGGATGAATCAGACGTTCATCTTCGCCAACGACACCGAGCACTTTGTTGGCGCGACCGGCGGCCTGCTGCCGTTCGACCCGCTGCTGGCGGCGTCGGCTGAATACTCGCCCGACGGCATTGTCGGGCTGGCGAAGGACCACAACGAACTGCTGATCTACGGCGGCTTGACGCTGGAGTCGTGGCAGAACATTCAGGTGGCCAGCGCGACGGATTACCCGTTCGAAGCCATCAGCGGCGCGACCGGCGAGAAAGGGCTGGCCAGCCGCAGCGCGGTCGCCCAGATCGACAACACGACCGTCTGGCTTGACCAGAACGGCATCGTGCGCAGGCTGGCGGGCGGCTACGTGCCGCAGCGCATCAGCACCGAGGCCATCGAGCACCAGGTCGCCAGCGCGGACCTGACGACGGCAGAAATGCTGGTCTACATTCTCGAAGGCCACGAGTTCTTTGCGCTCAACACCAACGTCGGCACGTTCGTCTACGACGCCAACACCAGCCTATGGCACGAGCGAGCCAGTTTTGGCCTTCCTCGCTGGAAGGCGCAGCGGTCGCTGTACATCTGGGGCGACTGGTACGTCGGCAGCTTCTCGGACGGCACGATCTCCAGGCTCGACCTCGACGTGAACGACGAGAACGGCGACGACCTCGTGGCGACCGCCGTCTTCCCGCCGCTTGTGTTCGGCCGAGATCGGTTCACGCTCGATCAT